TCCTGATGGGAGGATTGGATGTTTTCACCTTGGAGATAAAAACACAGCCCGCCAAAGTGACCATGGTATTGACCTCGTATGGGGTTTTGGCGGATTCCCAATGACCGCCACCTATTACAGACAGACCCGGTTCACCTTTTTGCCCTTCCGCCACTTGTTTCAACCATGCCGGATTATCATCAGAAGGTTCTGTTGTCGTTCCGTTATCATCAACACACAACCACAAAGCCCCGTTATGTGACACCCGGTCATAGTAGGCGTACTTACCTGAAACCCATTCACCCTTGTCCAAAGGTACACGAACCTTGTTTCCCGTTATCTCATCTATCTGGAAGATAAGCCCAGTCAAAAGGACCTGTTGCAACACGGCTGAATATTTCTCGCAATCAATTCCGTTAACGGTCATGCCCTTTTTCTTGCCGAACCACGCAGGCATCTGCGCCGGCTCCGGGTCCCAAGTGTTGGCATTGTCAAAGAATGTAATACAGTTGTTTCCGTTGACTGAATCAATAAGTATATAAGTCTGACGTTCCGGGTCCGTAAAGTTACCTGTTTGTGCCAATACCATCTGCTCGGCAGGTTTCCAGTCAGAATGCCCCGGACGGGGAATGACAGTAAACTTCTTGGCAGTATAATCTGCGGCAGTCACACGGAATTTCATTTCTTCAAAACCGTTCAGTTTGCCTTCGCTATTTTTAGTCACAAAATAGGTGGTAAGGATGTCATCAACAAACTGGCTCAATCCGTCCGCATCTGTCAGATCGGGAGCGATGGTGTAGGTTCCATCGCCGTTATCCACGTATGACAATACGGTACAACCACCACCGGGGGAGTTTACCATACGTCCTTTGAAATAGGTTGTACGGTTATAGGCTATTTCAGGAACAAACAAACGCTTACGAAATACACCGCTTTCCATTTCAAGATTGCCCTTTTCGTCTATGTAACCACCTGATACACCGGTAACGAAATCACCAAACTTGGCGTATTTCTTGATGACGGTTCCGCCCAACAGGGATAATAGGAAACCGGTGCGTTCCTCCGTGTCCTTGCGCATGAACATGATCAGCGAGCGCAATGCGGAATACACGTTATGGTCTGTCGCAGGGGTGGAGTCGTGGCTTCCGATCACATACACACCGCTGCCACCACCGCCCGTATAGGTCTGTCCCTTCAGGGTAAGGCTCTCAACCTTTTCCTCCAGCTCCCCGATACGGGAATAGGCGGTGGTTTCCCCGACAGTATAAACAGGTGAGTCAAAGGAATAGTCAAGATTGAATTCAAATCCGATAACCCTTGACTGTCTTCCGTTCTCGAAATAAGCCTTGTTGATAAGGTTGACCTTTTGACCGATGCCATAGAAATTATGAACGCCATCCTCACGGTATGCGTCATTTGACATCATCGTGCAGCCATAGGTACTCGGGTCTATCTTGGATTTGGCAGCGTACTTTTCAGTCTTTTCCTTCAACTCCTGCTCGGCGGCACCCACAAGCCCCAGCTCGGTTATTTTCGTACTGTCCCAGCCGGAAAGCACATATTCATCTCCATCCTGGGGAAAGAGCACATCACCGGGAAGCGGTCTGCCATAGTCCTCATTCCTGACTATCTCCCAAAGCTGTGCCTCAGGGTTCCATCCGCCATCCTCCAATATCTCCGGACTTCTCAACGGATTGAACTTCACGGCAAACTCCAAACCGTTGAGAAGTCCGGACGCGAAACGTATCCTCAGCTCCTGACCGGGGAGGATATATTTCTCGGAAAAGTTAACACCCGTGTCCCTAAAGCGGTAGGCATTCCATTTTTCCTCGGTGGTTGTGCCGTCCTCATTCTCCACCTTGTCCGTCACTTCGATAGTGGTGACATCCGACATGATGCCCGTTCTTCGGGGATAGACTTCATCGAAGATAACCACCTGCTCGACGGCTTCCTCGGTAGTCATATCAGGATAAGCGTCAATGTAAGGAGTGCCTTCGGGAAGCATCAGCCTGCGCTGCACCACGCCGTTCACAACCACGGTCTCGTCAATGGGGCGGTAGTCTGCCGGTATGTTACGGGTGGAACCAAAAGCGTAGATACGGGTGGCATAGGTGGACTGGGATTCTGACTGTGACATTTCCTGCACGTTTTTCCCGATCTCGAAATCCACCGCGTCACCGGACTCACAACGCCCGAAATGGATGATGTTTTCAGTCACCCAACATTCGCAATCCCATTTCTTTGCCATCTCAAAACAAGCGTCAAGGATGTTGATGTTATCGTAACTCATCAACTGGGACTTGTTTTCGACTGTGGAATCAATGGAGAAAACAAAATCCTGTCCTTTGTATGTGTAACCAAGAGCTTTCAAATTTCTAAGGACTATACCGGCTTGTACGTCAAGCGGGGCGGTCAGGTTCCAGGACGCTTCCTGTCCGGCCGTTTCCGGGGTATATTTGAAGATTTTGTTTTTCCATTTCCAGTAGTAGGCGTCAAGTCTTAATTCGTAGTCGTAGCCGGCGGTATTGGTGTTGAATGCGGGCTTCTGCAAGTCGCACACCTCGAACAATCCGAAGTTACATTCCACGTATGAGCCAAGTTTGAAATATATGGGATTCTCTAAGGAGAACTTTAACATGATGTAGTCCTCCTTCATCAGAGTGAACTTACGCTTGCAGCCTTCATTGATCAAAGTTGTAAGCAGGATAGCACCGGATATGTCTTTGATGTCGATTTGTTCCATAATTAAGTTTTGTGTGCCTTTACACAATGCTGAACAAAAGTATATATTTTATTTGAAAATCAAATATAATATCAAGGGGAATTTCTGTTATTGGGATTAGGCTCATTCAGCTTCAGCACGAATTTTCCTATGCCTTGCATGAATTGGCTGAACTGGTTACAGGAAATATAAATAGTCCTGTAAACTATATTGGGCTGATACTTTGTCTTTATTTCAAGTATTCCTTTATCCAACTCATTACAAAAGCTGTCATACCTTGCAAAGAATGTATCTTTATCAGGGGCTGTCAGGTTTATCTGTAATGTAAGATCGCGCTCGTCCTTTTTGGGATCAGCTGTTATCACACGCTTTCCATGCTCCATTCGGCTCTTGTTCTCAATGAACTCCTTATTGGGTGCTGGGGTCATGAGGGCGGACAGTGCAGTGTCATCCATGCTTATTCCCCATGTGGTATAAGCGTCCTTTCCATTAATAAACAGTTCTTCTTGTGGCATATTTATATACTTTTTGTATTTTTCGCTATTTCGTCAAGCTTGTTTCCAAACTTATAAATTAGTTTGGTGTATTTGTTAATACTTTCAAGGTGACCGTTGGATGAAATCATCAGATTTCTTATCTCAGTCAACATTGTATTGTTGTCTTTGGCAAATGAGGATATGGCTTGTGCCACCGCCAGCGTATTCAGCATGGCATTTTTTATTTCTTCTCCTGCAATCTGCAATGCTGTAAACCTACCGCTTAGTTCTCCTGCATCTTCATGTGTCATTTCAGTGCCGAACCCTCTTGATGAAGAAGATTGGGAATAGGACTCCTGTGAAATCTTGTCATATCCGGTTGCTGCGGCAAGCTCGTCACGGAGCTTCATGGCTTCGTCCACCATTTCGTTCCAACCCATAAAATCACCGTCACCATTCAGCAGTTTATCCATTTCATCAGAATCCAATGTACCGTCATTTTTCATGGAATTGCCGAATCTGTCATACCATACTCTCAGCTTGTCACTAAACTGTTCACCGATGGCATTTGACAGCATCGCCTGCATGAAATATTTGGATATGTCATCAGCAAAATCCTCCGCACTCTTCTCCATATCCATCAGACTGCTTATAAAACTGTCATACATGGAATCGAATGACATTCCGATCAGGCCCTCATAAAGACTTTCGGTCAGTTCTTCCAGTTTTCCTGCCTGCTCTATATAATCATCCAGCTTGTCGGTAACACGCTCACCGTAACCTCCCTTACCGGAAGATTCCATGATATCCCATAACCATACGTCCGACCGTAGAGCCTTCATCTGTTCGGGGGTCAGATTCCACAAGGAATCAGTGCCGGAGAAATCCTGCATGCCGGTAGCTTTTCTTGCGTGTTCCAGCATTTCATCCGTCCATTTCAGATAATGCTGCCAGCTGCCGTGGCTTTTATGATATCCGGCTTGCTCCTTTGCTATTTGCAGATAGTTTTTATTGACTTCCTCCTGATACTTTACAGCTTCCCTGTAAGATTCAACCGATTTCATTCCCTTGCTTGCCTTCATCTCGTCAGTCAGATCCTCGATGGCCGTTTGCAAAGTTTCATTCCTGTCCGTCAGCCTGTCTATCGTTTCCTGTACTTCCTTGGCGTTTCCACCTATTCCAAACAAGGAGTTGAAGCCTCCGAATGAGATTGCGTTCAGGATGTTTCCTATGCCGTTCCTCAATGACTTGCCGATTGTGACAAACAAATCCCCTGACAAGACATCACCGATAATTCCACTGACAGCGTTCAGAACAGCATCAAGCAGACCACCGACAAGATCACTTAATCCGTCTTTGAGTACGTCAATGATGGACAGAATCCATCCGACAATGGGGACCTCCTTAAGAGATTCTGACGTTTTTCCTATGACATCCTTGAATCCGTTCACGGTTTTGATAATTCCGCTATATGCGTTATACAATCCACCGAATGAAATCTGCTGCAAACCTCCCAACAAATTTTCCATGCTTGCTTTCAGTCTGGTGGCGGTATCAGTCACATTACGCTGGGCCTGATTGGCGATATCAGTCTGTGTCTTCACATTGGCGGATGCAATGTCAGCATTCTGCCGTGCTGTTTCAAGAGCGTTTGCTGCGGCTTGTTTCTCACTTTCCGTTCCGCCCTTCTGCGCTTTGGCGTAATCATCCTGTGATTTCTTTAGTTTTTCCAAAGCAGCTGTTTCGATCCCTATGGCACTGATACGATTCTGTTCTGCTATTTGATAGGCTTTTACATCCTCTCCAAGTTTCTTGAAGTTGACTCCACTTGTACCACCCAAAGACTTTTCCATCTGGCTGATGGCGTCAATCAATGATTTCTGGCTTGCCTGATCGGAGTTCTTGAACTTGTCAGTCCGTACATATTTTTTCGCTTCGTCCAAGGCGGGCTTTATCATGTCGGAAAACATGGAACCAAACTCACCGAACACAGTAACCCAATCTATATTGGCTTTTATGGCTTCTGTTTCCTTGTTCTGTATGGCAACATCACGTTGTTTCTCCAGTAACTTTACTTGTGCACTATTAACACCGTTTTCTTCCTGTGCTTTCCTTATTTTTTCCGCATACTCTTGGGCGATAGCCAATTTCTGCTGCTGGAACGTGCCATATTCTTTCAAGTAGTCGTTCAAAGCCTGTTGTTCGGCTTTCAGCTGTCCTTCAGTTACATCGGAAATATCTTTATCTCTCATACTTTCGGCATTGGTATAAGCTTCTGAAATTTTCTGTGCCTGCTTGTCGGTCAGCTTACCGTTACCGGCTTTGCTCCATTCTTCCTCCTGTTTTCTTATCGCATCAATCTGTTTCTGATAATCAAGGTCAATCTGTTTCAACTTCTTTTCCGTGCCTTCTCTCATCAGGTTGATTTCATCCTGTTGGTTCTGACGGTGAAGTGAAAGAAGTTGCCCGTCCAGCTTTTCCTGATTTTCTTTTTGCTTTTTTGCTAGATTTTCCTGTCTGGTCAGTGCGCTTCCGGTTACTCCGCCCAGCTCCTTGTATGTCTTTTCGGATGCCTCCATCTTATCTTTGGCTTCTTTCACCTGTTTCGATGTAGCCGTCTGATCTTTGATTAAGGCCTCATACCCTTTTTTCGCTTTCTCCCATTCGACTTTAGCATTTGCCAAATCCTCTTGATATGTAGTTTCTTGTGTTTCCTGTCTGTTCTCAACTTCCAATTGGGTATTGATTTCTGACAAGACATCTTTTCTTGCGTTTGCCAATTCATTCTTCAGGTCTTCGATACGCTGTGCCTGAACCTTCATTTCGGAACGGTTGTTCTCTTTCCTTGCCAGATTATAAGCCCATTCTGCACTTTTTATCTGTTGTTCCAAAGATTCGACTATAGCCTGTTTTGACTGTGTCCTGGATTTTGAAACCTCTTCATTATATGCCTTCCAAAACCCAGTCAAGTCATGTATATGACCTTTCTCATCGACATACTTCTTAAAAAGTACAGGATATAGTTTCTCAATGTCTTTTAAGGCTTTAAGTTTAGTGGTCTCGGCTTCCACCTCGCTATTAATGGTGCTAACAAGACCTTCCAAAGTACGTTTCCGATCTTCTTCGTCCGTGTCGAGTTTTTCTATTTTCTTGTTGTACGAGTCCAAAGCACGTTCAGCAGATGTTGTGCTGTCGGATAATGCCCACATGGCAGCTCCAAGTCCTACAACCGCCGTTGCCAATAACACATATGGATTAGTAAGCATGACAGCGTTCAACGCTTTTTGTGCTGTTGTTTGCAAGACCAGCCATCCGTAGTGGGCACGTTCCGCTACAGTCAGGGCAGCTATGCCGGAGGTTTGAAGCGACTGAATGGCTGTTACGGTCATGACTGCAACCCTGTATGAACCGTATGTAGCAACAAGTCCGGTCAATAACCGACCTACTTTCTCATAGTTCTCCACCAGGTAAGACATGCCGGACAAGGTCTTGTTGATGACACCCTCGTTTTGCTTTCCGATTTTATTGAACATGGTGTCAATTGCATCTTCGATATTGCTTATTTGTCCGGTAATGGTTTTGGATTGTGCTTCCATCAGACCGCCGAATTTGCCGCCTTCATTGGTCATGGATTCAATGGCCTTCTGCACTTCGGGGAATCCTACTTTTCCTGCTGTCACAAGTTCGCCTACCTTGTCTTTGGTTACTCCGAATTGTTTGGCAAGTTCATCGGCCAATGGAATTCCACGTCCCATAAACTGACGTAGGTCCTGTGTGAAGAGCCTTCCTTGTGTCATGGTGGTACCATACAGCCAGACCAGATCGTTCAAAGGGATGGATAGTCCTGCCGCGATATCCCCAAGCCGGACAAGCGTATCATTCACATCTTTAGCCTCCGTACCATAGGCTAACAGTTGTTTCGCACCATTGGCTACATCCTGAAGGTTAAATGGAGTGATGGCGGCGGTACGTACCAGTTGGGACATTAGTGTGTCCGCCTGTTCCTTGTTTCCAAGCATTGTCTGGAATGCCACTTCAAGCTGCTGGAACTCGCCACGTACACGAGCTATGTCACTGATGAGCTGCTGCGCTCCAAGACTGATTCCGAAAGTGGCTGCGGCCGTGGTCAGTCTTCCGAATATCTTCTCAATACTCAGCCCGCTTTCTTCAATTTGTCTTGATGTGTTGCGTACTCCGTTGCGTGCTTCTTCTAGCTTGCGTAAAAAGTTGGAGTTATCCCCAGTTATATCAAAATGCAACCCAGCCATAGTCTTTTCGATTTGATGGGTATCATGTGCATTGACATGACATTTGTTCTATTTTTCTTGTTATAAAATTATAGACCCCGTAATTTTTTTGACTGATTATGAAAATATTGTTCTGTTTTTCCGATTCATTCCTCAAGCAGGGCTTTGATACGTTCCCTGTTCTTTGGATTCCCGGCATCGATTATTTCTTCTGAACCAGATATTCCGAGTTGTTTCATTTCGTCAGAGGACAGATATACAGTCGTGATGGCATCAGCCATTAACATCCTTAGATTGATATAGCTGATGCCCCATACCACATAATCAAAAGTCCATCCGTATCTTTGGCAGGCAAAGTCTATCATTGTTCCGTAGGTGCTGTTGCCTCCGAATGAGATACTGCCATTGTTCTTTTTTACTTTGGCTATCCGTTTTCTTTCCGTATTTTCTTTGTCTATTCCGAAATGCCGCAGGAAGGTATCCATATTATCACTTGTAAGAATGAGAACCAGTATGGTAGCAAGTTCCTCCTCAGAGAGTGTTCGGGAAAACAATTTTGTACGCTTATCCACCTTGCTATTGTCGAACAAATCGTTCTTCCGGTTGAACGTGGAGTAGGAGAGTATGCGGCAGACAATATCACGTTTCGTTTTGCAGATCCTTATGGCTTCCATATAAGGATTGGTGGAAACAACCTGTTTGCTTATTTCGAGGGAATCAAATAATCTGGCCAAAAGATACATTTTGCCGAGTGTGACGGGATGGATAAAGAAAGACCGCTTGCCAACGGTAAAGCCGGCAGGTCTTTCCATGATGGCGTCGGCCACATCCATCTCAATATTTCGCTCTTTGTCATTCATAAATCATAAATTTGATGCAGGTTTATCCTCCAACCTGTAAAGGACGTCTTTCCGTTTGCCTGTTCTCTGAATGGAAAATTATCATCCGGCAGAAGTGTACACCGCGTTTACTTCAACTGTTTCCCCATCTTTAACAGTAGCGGATGTCTGTGTAGGCAGTGTTTTTCCTTCGATATCTTTATATATGATTGTCACAAGACCGGCTTTTGTGGTAATTGAAGTACCGCTATGATGCCAGTCCGTTTCTGTAGATAATTTCCACATGCCGGCTCCGCCATCATCTGTGATGATCACTCGAAGGCTGCCGGCACCATTAAAATTTACGACTTCGAATTTTACCTGATTGCCGGTCTTAGGTTTCAATACGTCAGCGGTATATTTCCACTTGGTGCCATTATCTGTGTCGTATGTATCCTCCAAGGACAACACGCTTCTGTCGATTATGATACCTTCAACAGTTTTGTCTTCAGGCTGGAGCTTGACAGCGTATTCACCTGTAATCACACCATCTGTATCTTCCACCGGTTTCCTACGGCCTTTGCCAGCCCGGATTTCAAACTCAAACGTATAGGTGTTTGCCGCATACTTGACAGCCTCGTTTTCTCCACCTTCAATCTTGGCCTCTTTCTTCGCACCTTTTGTAGGTGTCAATTTTGTAGAGTTCTCGACAGGTGTCGGTATATCAATCCAAGATGAAGGAGCTTCTCCGCTGCTTTGCAGCTTTCCAATTTTGATAGTACATTTTCCCCAAGATAATTCCATGATCTTATTCGTTATTGAATGAATATAATAGTTTATTGTTAATGAAGTGCTCGTTCTTTCCGTTCACTTCAAGCACCCTTTGTTTATTCAGCGTGAAGCGGTAGCTTTCTCCATGCCCTGTTTCCAATACTTGGATAGCGACTTTGCAAAGTTCTCTACAGCGTGCATCATTCATTTCCGCCTCGCCATTACGGATATTGTCCTTTACATAAATGTTCACATTCACGAAAGCTTCCTGTATCTGTCCGCTTCCATTTTCAAGGATTGATATGACTATATCCTCCCTGTCAGAGTTGGATGGTCTTTTTGATGCCTTGCAAAGTTTTCCGTTCACGACTTTTTCCAAAAGGGAACCTTTGATGTGTTTGTAAATATCATCTTTGATTTCAATATCAGACTTCATCATGATGCAAGTTGCTTTTTCAGTTTACTCATCATTCCCGGTAGTTCCTTTCTTGCAAACAGTTCGGCGGATGCAAGTACATTCTTATTTTCCATTGCTTCCACAAATTCAGCATAGTTCATTCCGGCTACTACAACAAGTGCGTAGCCATTCGCGAATTTTTTAGACAATTCCTCAATAAGTGCCTTGCCTTTCCTGACTCCCTCATTACCTTGTCGTACTTGTGTGAAATCTGAGTATTCAAGTATTTTTCCGTTGTGGATGATGGCATAGCCAATCGAACTGCGCAAGTTTCCTGACCGGTCATACCAGCTTATCTCCTGCGGTCTGTTCCTTGCTTCGATCACACACAATTCTCCAAGGTAGGAGAGGGCGCGGACAGTTAACATTTCAACACGTTCTTTTTCCTTATTGATAAGGGTGTCTATCCGACTTGCAGGTGTCGTCATTTTTATACCCATAGTTTCGCATATAGTTGATAACGATGAAACCCTTTGACCTCACATTCTCTAACGATATCTCCTGACAGGAATAACTTCACACGATCTCCAACAGTAAATTCCCGGCATTCAGCATCAAGACGTATCGTGGCTGAATAGGTACGGACTGCTCCGTCCTCAAATTGCTTTTGTTCAGCTTTTCCGGCCGGAACATTCCGGCATGGGATATCACCTTCCCATCGGCTTTCACCCTGGTGGTAATCGCCGCTCTTGTCTTCGTAACCGGGAGTGGTAATAAGATATTGCAGCTTATGTGGTCTATCATCAAGTATCATGATTATTTTCCTATATAGACTATCGGTTCACCAATGTTTTTTTCTGTTTCGCCTATTGAATTATAGATGCCGTTGGCCAACGTCAGTATATTATCCTTGTCAGATAGACTTAAGGAAACATCTCCTTCTGTAAAGTTGGGCATCTGAATCAGGCTCATGAGACAGTCGGCCACAGCACCTTTGAACGGTTTGCTTTTAAGAATGTCGATGGTGCATATTTCATTTCCGTCCAGACTTCTTTCAAGCAAACGGTTTTCAAAGAAGCCACTACTTAATTTGTAGTGGACTTCATCTTTCAATGCTTGCAGGATCGTTTTCATACATTATTCAGACTTGTGTGATTCCACTGTGGCTTTTAAAGTGGCTTCATCTTCATCGTTCAGTTCGTTGACACGGGCGATGATCTTTTCATCGGCAGATTTCGCAGTCAGCTTGCCACCAGTTATCTTGTTAAGCTCCTGAACGAACTCCGTTTTTTTGTAGGTATGTCCCCAGATGGTGACTTTCACATCTGTTGAATCTTGGGCCTCCTTTTCTGCGTCAACAGTTTGTGCATCGGTGATATCCTGATAATAAATCTGGTCTACTCCTTCAATCACGGTAAGCGCAAGCATCTGTCCAGCGGTAGTTTCCACCAAAGGGTTAGCGGTTCTGAAACGGCTGATAAGTTTCATCTCATCAACTGTGGTATAAACCACTCCTTCCACCGGGCTTGTCTTTTCTGCTAATGTCCCCCAGACCAAACTGCCGACATTTTCGGTAGTCAGATAAACCAAGCGGTTCGCGTTCCACGGTTTGTAAGCCTTGCGTACACCGTTTTTCTCATAAATGATCGAACGGTCAATCTTCAGGAATCTGACACCGTTATATTGGTCGGCGAAAGCCTCGTCAAACAATGATGAGGTAGGAGTGGGAAGCGAGGTATCACTGTCGAAAATCTGCCCTCTGTATGTGGCGGCGAGTTCTTTGGCTCCTTGTGTCTGGCGCAGTTTTTTGTAGGTTGACAGGGCGATACAGATGACTGATATGGAATTGCCGTCTCCGTCAGCTGCGGCGAGCACACGTTCTATGTCATCCAAGGTTATCTCGCCGGGAGTGGTCACACCAAATCCGTTTTTCGGCAGGTAACCGAAATTGACACGCAGTGCTGTTCCGATATTGGTCAGATCCTCAACCGCTACAACCCCCTCGCATAAGGCTGTCAGAAAATTCGCCTCATTGGATTCGTCCAGCCCGATGGAGCAGAACAAAGGGTCTTCCGTCAGTTTGGATGCTATTTGTGTCCATTTTGCACCCTGGGCCTTCATGATGTTGATAGTATTGATGTCGGATTCTTCCATTATACGGGAGATACCCTGTTTGGGCAGTGTGCCGCTGGCATGGGCCAGTGAATCACGCTTCTTGATGGGAAGCGGAGAGTTCATGGAAACGGTGTCCGCTCTTACGTATGTGGTATCGACAGATGCGCTGGTCCATTTCTGGTCAGCGGAATATACTTTACGTAACATGGTCTTATGCAAGTAAGTGCGTTTTTTTGCACCATTGCGCTCGCCTCTCTCTTTTTCCACGATATTCTGTAACTTCGGGAAAATACGCTTGGATAAATCTGCAAATTGTGATGCAATCATTTTATTTTTCCTCCTTTATGTTTAATCGTGCATGAAATATAATGAAGGCAGTGCGGTCTTCAAGGAAGCTTTGATACTGTCAATAGGGTAGGGCAGGGCCTTGTCGTTGATCTCTCCGTCATATTGGATGGCTCCTCTTGCATCACTTGCAGGTGTCGTGCGCACCCATATTCCAGCATATTCGTAATTCTCAGGAAGTGAGGAATACGCATTATCTGACACGGGCATGGGCTTGTAGTCATATTCATCATTTGTACTGCGGATGATAATATGTCCGGCTTTTACATATTTTTCATTGAAGCCTTCCATGTTCAGAGAGCGGCCACCGATAATTCTTCCACCTTTGCGACGGATAACCACTGAATCCATTCCGGTCTCAAACGATTCAAGCTCGTTTGACAAATTTACTGTTCCTGGCATTGTCCTTTACTTTTTTTGATGCGGTTAGAAGTTATTGACAATACTGTCAATTTCTGCATCCGTTAATAATTCAATTTCTTTATCAGGCTTTCCTGTTCCTGCCGCAGGCGGCGTTCCCAATGTGGAGAGGCCGGCATCGGCACGTTCCTGGTTGTAAGCCTTTAAATCCTCTTCGACTTCAGATAGAAACTGTTCGAACTCCTCGTCATTCTCAAAGTTCATTTTAGAGAAGCTTTTTAATGTGCGGTTGCCGAATGTGCCTGTATCTTTCAAGAGACTTTCAAGTTTGCTTTTGCGCAAGGAGCTGGTCTTCTCTCCCTCCAATGCAGCAAATCGGGCATCCTGTTGTTCTCTGTAAGCTTTGAACCATGCAGGCTCTTCGTCCTTGTTTTCCTCTTTGTCTTGGGGTTTCTTCTTTGAAGCTGGTTTCGGAGTATCATCCGGAAAGTTGTCATTCGGTTCATCGTCCGGTTCCGCTTCGGGGTGGTTTTTCTTCCATTCGTCAAGCAGACGGTTGGCTTGCGACTGGCCGAAAGTGAGGTAGGGGAGAACCGCTTCGATCTTTTCGTCAATCTCTGCGTTTACATCCTCTTCGGAGGCATCTTCTTGGGATTCAAGGTTATCGGCAATCTTGGCGGCGATACCCTTTAATTCCTTTGAGTTGAACCCTAACGCCTTCGCTTTAAGTTTCAACTTTACAAAAACTTGTTGTCTTCTGTCCATTGTAGAATGAATTTTAAGTTATTAGATAAAATAGTCTGCACGGTAAATGTATGCCAGCAGACTATTTCCGTAGAACTTAAAAACACTCTTAGAGCAATGAGCTTTCATGTCCTGTTGTGCTATAATGAAACGGGTCACAACGTGGCGTACATCTCCATACGCTATTCATATGCAAATATACTAATTTATTTGATATTCAAATAAATTAATCGCTTTTTTATGATAATTAGTGTATCTTTTTAGTATGTTCGCTGGTTATATGGCAGGAAATGCCAAGCTATCACCAAGGTTTTTTGGACACCACTGAGTCTTTAACTTAGCGGCAGTTAATTAAATTGTTTGTTATGGATTTTATGGGGTGATGTATAAACCTAACGACATACGAACTTCCTAATGATATAATGAGTAATACCAGATATATTAAAATGGGATAATGGAAACTATATATGAAGTCGTGAAATAAATAGTATGCAAAAAAAGTGTGAACCAGCCACAAGTTGGTGGAATGTCTTCCCCAAAACCGCAACATCCAAGATATATGTTTGTTATGTTTCATACAAACATAACATATTAAGAAAGGTATCACAAAAAATGGATTTAGCATACTGGGACCTAACATCATTCTAAGTATGCAAAGAGTTGACAGACCACAGATCAATAGAAAATTCCTCTTTGGAGAAGAATATTGGGAAAAATAAGATTGGAAATATTCAAATATGTTGTAACGGGCGAATAAGGCTCCGCAAATGAATGTGAATAAAAGAGTAATATACCATGCAACAACCTGTAGTGGTTGACTGGTACGGAATATAGATTTTCCGATAGTATTTGTAATAATGTATAATATGCACAGCACCGTGACGGTTGTAAGAGTTGTTTTGAGATCCAGCTTATCCAAAATGTTGAATATATGTTTGGAACTAATAACAAGCAAGACATAAGGAAGAAAAAACCACCATTCTCTATTGTAGCTGCAATCCAATGCAATAAAATTACAAATAAATTCCGTCAAGTTTCCTGGATAATTTTGGGGTCTTATGAAGCAGGCCAATGGAATGAATAGTAAAAATACGATCCAGTAGTTTATATAAAGATTGAAGATGCGGTTCCATGACCTCATGATTCTTTGATTTTGTTTATAAGTGATGGCAAGTCCGTATCCGCTGAGAAATATGTATATTGGAACACAGAAGGCTGCCACCCGGCTCAATGCTAATACAAGCGGCTTCCCATTCCAAAAATAAATATAAGTCTGGCATTGTTCTACATTGGCTGTCGTATTGAAAAGATGGAGAAATAACATCATCAGAATGGCGATTCCTTTTAGCTGTAACGTTTCTTCTTTGGTCATAACCTGTTAATGAATTAAAAGAGTTGAAAATATGTTTGACAGATTATGTATACTGTTGACATTTAATTAATTAAAGCTTATTAAGCTATTAATATAAAATGATGATACATAATTAATATACAATATTCGTAAAAAACTTCGAGATTTGCAAACAAATAGCAGGTGATTTGGCTGATGAGATTGGGAAAATAGTCCGTCAAGATGTTGTGCCAAAGTTTTCTAATTCGGAAACTGCTGCATCGAATATTATTTTTGAAGTGGACATGATTGGTTTTAAATCTTCCTTGAACAGGCGGAAAAAGACCGTGAATATTGGAAGAAATCAGGTAATAAGGCTATCATGAAAAAGATAATCGATTTGCTGAAAGATATCGCGGAGTACCCATATACAGGAATCGGCAAGCTGGAGCCATTAAAATATGAATTAGCTGGATATTGGTCGCGGCGGATTTATTCTGAACATCGTATCATCTATTCGGTGCATGATGATATAGTGACAGTATATGTGCTTTCTATGAGATACCATTATACCAGATAAAAACGCACGACACGGGAGTAATCCGGTACTTCGTATCGTGAAACTGAATATAATTGTACATCAGAGATTATTCTTTGAGATATTTATAAGCCTTTAGGTATTTGTTTAATCTGCAAATATCTTTTTCTGTGAGTTCATTTAAGCGTGTTATATCCATGTTATCTTCTAAATCATGTAATTTAACCTGTCTTCCTATAGGATTAAGCCTGGATCGTTTTATGAAATCTTCATAGCTTTCGTTTTTATTACGGGTTACAGAAAGGATGGCATTAACTATATTGCGGGGGAAGCCTTCTGATAACAAATAGGCCTCTGTAACCTCTGTATCTTCAATTGTATCGTGCAGCAGGGCAACCATGCGTTCTTCGTTTGTTTTGCATTTATTTGCAACACGAATAGGATGTAAGATATAGGGCATACCTCCTTTATCTACTTGATGCATATGCGCATCAGTCGCAATTTGCAATGCCTTTTTCAATAATTCGTTTTCAGTATTCATCATATTCTGTCTTAGTTATCTCATTACCTGAAAGAATAATTTCACATACCGTTTCATTGGATTGAGATATGCTTATTTCTTTATGCCCCTTATGTTTGATGAACGCTTTAGTAGTGTCTTCTTCATACATAAGATGTACGGCAGCCTCTTCAAAATCGTCTAATAAATAGACAGATTCGCCTGCAACCAGCTTTTGTTGTAGAGTCTTTTGATCCATATTTATATGTAAAGATAATAATTTTTATTGGAAATGACTGTAATATTCAACTGATTTTTGGGCTATTTTTTGAGCTGCATTGTTTGCCTTGTCGAGCAAACGCCATTCTTCATAATACTTATGCCCAAGCCCTCCTCTCATACCGGTCTGCCTATGGATTTCATCCCATCTATTTTTCCCAAGAATACGCATAGCAACTTCTGGCTTCTCTTTGGCATAAATCATTCGCTCAGTATTAACTTGTATTTCTGCCGTTAATCCATTTGAAGTCTTGATATTTACAATGTTTCCACTATATCCTGTAGATACTAATTGAAAAGTGCGCTGTATTCTAATTGAAAAGAGCTCCATCCATAACTTGTTACAAAATTACTATAAGTTT